TCACGCTGGCAGACCGCTTGCTCTACGAGAATAAGCAGCTCGCCGTGAAAAATGCGCTTCAGCAAATCGCTCTGAAGAAGTTTGAAATCATGCAGACCAAAAGCGCATTTGAAGAACGGATGCGTAAGCTGGACTCCGAGCTTGGCTCGGTCACGCAGGACGCTAAGGGCATGGAGAAAGCCCTTTATGATTTGCAGGTTGAAATCAGCGACGTCTACCGCGTCGACTTGCAAAAGATAGCCTACGACCCCGAGAGTGGTCGCATCACGGTTGCCGTTATTTGATTCGCTGAATTGCTAACCACGGAGCTGTCGCATGGCTTATCAGTGCATCCAATTTGTCCCATCATCGCATGATGAGACCATCTTTCGTTGGAAGGAATTGCTGAAGTCGTGCAATTGGACCGTGCCACGCAGTAGCGACGGTTCCACGGTAGACAACACGGGTGCAGACAAGATCACCGGTTTCGGTAGTGGAACGGGTGGGTTTGCAAACTCCGGAGCGTGGTTTGTCCTTCGAATGGCAAACACCTTTGCCGGGTCAACCTACAATCGTGAGATTTGTGTTCAGCGCATGTCCAACGGTGATGGGTGGTACCGTATTGCATACAGCTTGCTTGGCTTTTCCACCGGAGGCACTGCAACGGTAGCGCCCACGGCGACGGATGAAGTGTATTGGACAGGTTACAACCTTAGCGGTTCGTTTGGCATGGACGGCAATTGGACTGGATTTTTCAATCCCATATCAAGCTATCCATATCGTTCCTTTATGGCCGCCAACGATGCGGCTCCATACGGTTTTTGGTGCGCCAATTTGCACATCCTAAATACGCCCTATCCTGGCAATCCTTACAATCCAGCCGAAAATCTTGTGGGTGGATCTTTCATGTTCGACCCGATGGCGTCGGGCTCCTTTGCTGCGCCAACGGCCGATAATGCGGCAACAGGAGACATCGATCCCTATGTGTGGCATTTTATCCGAAACTATCAAGGCGATTCGCAGGGAGCATTTTCTTTGGGCTGGCTTCAGGAAGCAACCACCCATGGTGCTCGCGGGTGGTTCCGATATGGCAACAGCGATGCTGTTTTCATGCGTTACATATCTCAAAGTATTGTCGAAAATTCGGAATACGTTCGTAGCAACCCCTACAACGGCAAGCTGGACCTAATTCCGCTGTATTGGTTTTACCCATCGTCCTACTCGACATATCCAAATGCCTTCAAGGGCGCGTCGAGCATGGCCCAGTTTGTCCTTCAAAACCGCAGCGCTGGTGACACGCTTTCGGTTAGCACCCCACGGGACAAGATTATCTTCGGCAACCTCGCGTTGCCTTGGGATGGTTCTTTGCCGATCGTCGGCTGAAGCCCATTCGATAACGCTTTGCTCAGAAGTAGCGGTCAAGCCACTCGCGAGGTTTTCCTATGGCCTATGTGACAAACAGCTTTGTGTCATCAAACAACGCCGAACTTTTCTACCGATTCAAAGAGCTTCTCAAGACCGCGAATTGGAAGGTTAAAAAAAGCAGCGATGGCACCACGGTCTTCTCCACGGCTGGAGCCGAGGATGGACTCACCGGGTTTGGCACTGGCGCCGGTGGCATGAACAATAATAAGTGTTGGATCGTGCTTGAAATGCCAAGCGCCATGTACGGATATACGCGCCAGTTGCTCATCGAAAAACGAGACAACGACGTTCGCTATTGGCGCGTGGCTTATAGCGTCTCCGGTTTTGACCTATCTACTGGCGTCAATGCTTCCACCGCTCCAACGTCCACCGACGTTCGGGAAATGAATAGCATGTTCAACACTTATGGCCAAACCTACACCAACATGGGCGGCGGAGGGCCATTCGAGGCAGGTTGCCGTGTATTGATGGCGGCCGATAACGCATCGCCATCCGGCTTTTGGGTAGCTGGAGTCAGTGCGATTGACCCCACCAACAAATCCCTGATGAAAGGGTGGCTTTATCTCGACCCCATGGCCACCGGAAGCTACGCAGTCCCCACAGCGAACAATTCGCTAACCGGAGACGTAGACCCGTACATCTTGTGCGGTACACACTATCATGACCAAGCAACCCTAAATAACGGGTTCTACTACGCCAACCTGAGGACCGACGGAAACTTCCCATCATACGGCTGGTTCAAATACGGCGTCAGCGGTCAAGCTATGTACCCTCGATTTCGTACGGAATCGCTGCGGTCGACCATCGACTACACGGGCCTTGTCGCCAATCCGTACAACGGCAAAGATGTCACCGCTCCCGTTTACTGGGTCAACAATAACGCAGGCTCTGGGCTGAGCGCATACTCCGGCAATACCGTCCCGACACTGGGGACCCAAGCCATGATGGTCAAAGGAGTATCGACGCTCCTTCGTCTATGTTGCCAAGTACGGGCCAATGGCGACACCCTCAGCGTCGGGAGCGGTACTCGCGACAGGATCGTCATACGCGATTTCGCTTTGCCTTGGGATGGATCTGTTCCCGTCATCTAACCGGAGGGCATAAGCCATGGCTACACCCACCGATTACGCGGATATGTTTGTGGACGGTTCTCTCGAATTTCCGATTCGAGAATCGGAGACCGTTGCAGGACTAAGATACGCCGGAACGTTATCCGTCTCGACAACATGGTCGGCAGACAGGTCCCTGTCGGCTCTGTCCGAGCCGTGGTCCATCATCGACTATGCGGCACGCAACGACGGTGGCGGCTCAGGCGGCACCAGTGTTGTATTCCGAGGACGCTTTAACCAGGGGTTCAACTGATGGCACTCGTGCAATCGACGGCAGTTCAAGTCCCGGTGCGTTTGATGACCTCGGCTGGTGCGGCAGTGACTGGCGTAGCCTACAGTGGCGTTACGGCTTACCTGCAAAAAGCAGGAGGTTCCGTGACGCCCATTACCATGAGCGCGAGCAACTGGTTCGAAGTCGACGCAGCGAACATGCCGGGAGTATATGACCTCGCTCTTTCGAGCGGGGATACCGACACTCTTGGATTTTTGAAATACAGCGTCAAATCCTCGTCCAGTGATTTTTACATTGGCTCTGTCGAGGTAAACGCACCGGCCACGGTGAACATTAGCTCTCTCACTTCGGCCGTTTCGTCGGTGCAAACCGATGTGACAGCGATCAAGAGCGATGTGACAGCGATCAAGAGCGATGTGACCACGGTCAAGGGAGACTCTGCTGCCATCAAATCCGATGTGTCCGATATCAAAACCGACACATCGACGATTTCTCCCAAGGTTACGACGATTCAGACGAATACGCAGAACCTCGTGACCAACTTGGCCACTGTCTCCACCAACACGACGGACATCAAAACCAAGGTGGATACCTTGGACCTCAATTCTACGGCCATCGTCAACAAGGTCGACGGTGTGGACACGAAAGCGGCCGACATCAAATCTGCCCTTGGGACCGTATCCGGCTCCACCATCGCCGCAAAGCTGATTTCTGTCGGCTCCGACGCTTCCACCGCCGTCACCAAGGCGACAAGCATCGAGACTAAGGCGGACACCATCATCACCAACACGACGGGCCTCTCCACAAGCCTAACGACGGTAGGCGGAAACGTGTCGACCACTTTGACCAAGGTCACCGGCATCGAAACGGACCTTGGCGTCGCCAAGACCGACGTGGCGACCATCAAAGCCACGACCAACGCCACATCAAGCGCGGTCACCACGCTGCAAACCGATGTGACGACGGTCAAATCCGACGTGCTTTTTGGCAAGAAAGTGCTCTCGGGCCGGTGGAAAATCAACCAAGCCACCGACGAGCTTTACATCTACGACACCGATAACGTGACGATTCTCAAGAAGTTTGCCTTGAAGAACGCTCTCGGCGCTTCGAGCAGCTCGGAAATCTTCGAGCGCTTGCCGACCACCTAACTTTCGTACGCAGTACCACACCCCTATTTGCCTCTGTCTTGCTTTGCATGCGTGGCCCTTGGGAGCTGTTGGCCCTTTGCGTGACGGAAGGAACAGGCCATGCCGGGACTTTCATTCATCAACGCACTTGGTCCGTTGTCGGGACTCAACACAGGAGGAACTATGGCTCTTACGACCCGCCGTCCGATGTACATCACCGCCGCTGGCTTCGCCGAAGAAATGGCCAGCAACGACTACCTGGAGCTTGGCCGGCTCACCATGTCGGGCTTCATCGACATGGTGAGCAACAAAGTGAAAGGCCTCGCCCAAGCTGACACGCCAGGCGATGCCCTCGGATGGGGCCAGAACGCCAGTATCGTCAACCTGACGGTGACGGGCGCAGTCCAGCAGGATCTGGACATGGGCACGCACAAAATCACCAACGTCGTTGACCCTGTCAACGCGCAAGATGCCGCGACGAAGTTCTACGTCGACGCAGTGGCCACCGGCTTGGACGTAAAAAAGAGCGTCCGAGCTATCGCCATCAGCAACATCACCCTTTCTGGCTTGCAGACCATCGACGGCGTCTCCCTCGTGGCAGGCGACCGTGTTCTTGTCGCAGGTCAAACCGCCGGCGCAGACAATGGCATTTACGTCGTTGCCTCGGGCGCATGGTCTCGTGCGTCGGATGCCGACAGCTCTGCCGAACTGAACGCAGGAGCCTTCACCTTCATCGAAGAAGGCACTCTCTACCACGACTGCGGGTTTGTCATGACCGCAGACGAACCCTTCACCCTCGGAACTACGGCCCAGGTGTGGACGCAGTTCTCCCGCGCCGGCGTTTTGCAGCCTCGCAACGGTCTGTCGCTCAATGGTCTCTTCATTGACGTCGACACGGGTGACGGCATCTACTTGGACGGCTCCGATGCCGTGGCCATCAATCTCGCCACGGACCCCGGCTTGCAGTTCACGTCGAACAAGCTGGATTTGAAACTGGCTTCCGCTGACCAGCTCAGCAAGGATTCCAGCGGACTCAAGGTCGAAGGCGTTCCATCGCTCTTCAAGATTGCCGGCACCGCGACCTCCGCCAACGTCACGTCCGCGAACCTCGGCACCCTCACCGCGGGCACCGAGTCGTCTGCCGAGTCCCTGCACATCCACGGGCTGTTGGAGCACGCCTTCTCTGCATCCAGTGTTGCTGCTGGCGACCCCGTTTACCAGTCGGGCAACGACACGGTCGGAAAGGCTGACGCTGCCGACGATGCGAAGCGATGGGTCAACGGCATCGTTCGCTCAGCGGCTGGCGGAACCGCGCAGGTCGTCTCCTTTGGTCTAGCCAAGGGTGTTCTTTCGGGCGCCACGGCGGGTGCCCGTTATTGGCTTCAGGCGAGCGGCGGGATTGGTACGTCGCAGCCTGCCTCCGGTAACAATCTGATCCAGGTCGGTGTTGCGGCCAACGCGACGGACCTCTTCGTGCACATCATCGACCAAGGCAAGCGCGTGTAACGCTTCGCAACGCTCCCCTTCGCGGCACTTTTCAGGCGCTCCCACAACCGTTGGGTAGGCGCTTTTTTTATGCCCTGCGATGGGAGCGACGGGTGGCGAGAGCTGCCCAAAAGACCCCTCGGCCGGCGCGACGTTCATCAGACTCCTGCGCGTCGCGCCGGCCCCTGGGGCCGTTCGTTCTTTGAAAAGAAAGGCTCTCTTTTTCGATGTCCCCCTTGCGTGTTCGCGTCACGGGCGCGTTCGTCCCGAATTACGAAAACCTAAAAGCAAGGCCGCCCGCGGTCGTTGGTCGCAAGTGGATTACCGTCGACGGAAAGCTCGCGCTCGAAGAAGTCGATGAGCCCGCTGAGCTCCCCGTGCGCGCCGAATACCTCATCGCCCTCCGCGCCGGCGACCTTCTCGCCGCAGACCAAGCCACCGCCGACCTGGCCGGCGTGAAGTTCATTTCGACACCGAGCGCCGCCCCTCCCGCGGCCGAAACGAAAAAGGAATAACGAATGGGCGCAATCCAAATTACGGGGCTCGCCGCAAACGACCCCGTCCCCGGCAGTTATGTGCAGGTCGCGTTTGCTCAGGGCGACGTCAGCATGGGCGGTGGGTCCTACCCGGCGCTCATCATGGCCAGCAAGACGTCCGCGGGTTCGGCCACCGCCGACACCATGATTTATGGTCCGACGTCGAACCCGCCCCTGTCGACGGAAGCGGACGCCATCGCCCTGTTCGGTCCTGGATCTCCCGCCCATCGCATGTGGCAAAGCTTCGTCAGCGTCAACAAGACGACGCCCGTTTATGTGATTTGCCCAAGCGAAGCCGCAACCGGAACGGCCGCCACGGGCACCATCACCATCACGGGCACGGCAAGTGGCGCGGGCACGCTTCGCGCCTACGTCGGAGAAAAGTTTGTCGAGGTGTCCGTTTCGACGAACGACACGCCCACGGTCATTGCAGCCGCGCTGGTTTCCGCCATCTCCGCGCAAACAAGTTGGGCCGTAACGGCCACGGCTTCCGCCGGCGTCGTCACGCTGACGGCGAAGGTCAAAAACAAGGGTCAGGAATGGGGCCGGTACAGCGCCACCATTAGCAGCGGCATCACCACCACGGTCACGCCGACGGTCTCGACGAAGATGACGACGGGCACGGGCATCGCTCTTGATTACACAAGCGCGCTCGCAACCATTTCCCCGCTTCGATTCTATTACATTATTCCCGAGGAAACCGCGGGCCTTGGCGCGACATCCACGGCCCTTAGCGCACTCCAATCCCAGATTGATTCCTCCGCGCTTCCTCTTACGGGCATCCGTCAGCGCATGTTCGTGGGTGCGGTCGATTCCTCCCTCACTACGAACCTGTCGGCCAATCTCAACAGCCCCCGCGCCGAAGTCATTTGGAGCCCGGACAGCGACCGTCGCCCCGAGGAACTCGCCGCGTACACCGCCGGGGTGTACTCCCTCGAAGAACAGGGACTCTCCCCGCGCTGCAACTTCAGTGGCTACGGCCTTGATACGCAGACCCAAATCACCTGGAACGTTCAGCCGCCGCGCAAGGGCACGGCTCCGACCAGGTCGGCGCAAGTCGCCGCCCTCAACGCTGGCATCACGCCCATCGGCGTCACGCTGTCGGGTCGCACGTACATCATCAAGCGTGTCACGACCAAGTACCAAACCAACAGCCTGACCGACTACCGCATCCGTGACGCGCACAAGGTCACGATCATGGACAGATTTGCCGACGATTTGCAGGCGAAGCTTGTCCTGCAATTCTCGGGTTTGAAAATCGGAAACGACCCGGCGCAAGGACAACGTACGCCTGGGCCGGACGTCGTGACGCCGAAGATTGTTCGTGCCGCCGTCATCAAATTGCTTCGCGACTACGAAGCCCTCGACCTCGTCGAGAACGTCGACGCGAGCATCACGGCCCTCATCGTTCAACGCGAAAGCGTGCCCACAACCCGCATGGGCATTCGCTTGCCCATCGACGTCATCGACATCTGCGACCAGTTCGCCTCAGCCCTCGACCAGGTGGCCTAATGAGCACGCAACTTTACACGCTCGCGGAAGTGTATTGGAACGGTCGTAAGCTCGCCGAAGAGGCCAGCGTAAAGGTCGCTCGCGATAGCAAAGCGCAGGTCGTTGCGACCGTCGCTCGCGGCTTCGCCGGCATGTCTCCTGGCGCAAAGGACATCTCCATTAGCGTCGAGAACGCTGTTCCCGCCGCCGACTTCGAGCTGAACCCAGGAGAATACATTGATGGCCTCGTCGCCGGGGAAATCACCGTGTTCGCTGCCGGAAAAACACTTTCGTCCAAAGGTTTCATCATCAAGGACGACTTTTCTCACGCCGTAAATAGCGAAGCGAAGCTGTCCTTCGACTTCGTCGGCGAGTTTGCCGACTGGAGCTAAGTTTTCGATGCCGTTCCCGCCCAAGGACGTCGCCGCGTCCGACCTCTTCATCCGACTCACAAGCACAGAGCGACCTCATCGCATCGTCGATATTCCTCGGAAGGGACCCGACGGCGAACCCATCGCCCAGGTGGCCTTGGTCGTTCTCACGCAAGAGGAAATGAACGCGGCGGCGGCCGAAGCGGAGCGGCGCACGCGCAAACTGCTTGGGCAGGATATTCCCAAAAAAGAGGAAGCCCAAGCGGGCTACCTTGACGTTTACAATAACCTCGCGGCGATCGAAGTCTTGTTCCGGGCATGCCGTACGACGGAGGACCCGAAGAAACCCGCATTTCGCACGCCGCAGGAGATTCAATCCTCGCTGACGAGCGACGAGGTCGGCGTGCTCTATCACGCTTACCTTACTGTTCAACAGGAGCTCGGCCCCATCGTCGCTACGATGACCGAGATGGAAATAGAGTCGTGGATTCGGGTGCTCGCCGAGGGGGGCACCGCCGACCCTTTAGGGCTTCTCTCCTGGGGCGCTTTGACGACCCTGGTCCGTTCTATGGCGACGCTATTGCACGACTTACTGACGGACAAATCCTCGCATGGATCGCCTGCCGAAAGCGATTCGCCGCAAGCTGACGACGCCTTGGCGCAAGCGACTTAGATCCGCTTGTTCTTTCTAACGCTCGGACCTATCGCCCAAGAGAAACGTGGCAAACCCTATTCGCGTTGACTTTCAAGTCGGAGGCATCAAGGACGTTCTCGAAGCGTTCAACTCCGTCACGCAAGCCGCCAAGCGATACGAACGCGAACAGAATAAACTTTCCAATACGCGCAACCGAGCCGCGAAAGAAGACGCCGCAACGACGCAGGCTCAAGAGCGCACCAAGACGAGTGCGACGGAGCGCGGAGAGCGTCAGCGTTCAAGAGAGCGTGAGTCCGCTCTCAAGTACGTGGCGAACCTTCGCAATCGCTACTTTGAACAGCAGCAACGCCAGGAAGAGAAAGCGGCACGAGAGTCTGAGCGCACCCACCAACGCTCCCTCGATTACGTGGCGAACCTTCGCCGCCGCTACTTTGAACAGCAGCAACGCGAGGAAGAGCGAGCCGAGCAAAAAAGACTAAGGACCATTGAAAGGTCAAATCGACAAGCCGAGTCGCTTGCTCGCGCCAGCGCGGAAAGGACGGAAGCCAACCGCCGCCGCATCGCTGGCAGTGTAGCGTCGACCGTAACCTCGTCGGTTGGCTCGGGTGTGACCCGTTTGATGGGCGCCGCGAGCATGGTCACGGGCATCATGGGCGGCTTCACTCTCGCCGACTCGGCTCAGCGTGGGCTCGACACTCGGGGCGCCGCCGCGGACTTGGCGAACCAGTCCGGGCGAAAGGTCGCCGCCTCCGATATTCTTGCAAACGCCTCTCGCGTAGGGACTCAGTTTGGGGCCGACACGATGAGCGTCATCGGCGGTCTTGATGCCTTTGTCGCTAAGAGCGGTGACGTGCAAGCGGGCATGCAAGGCTTAGCTCAACTCGTCGAACTTGCCACGGCCACGGGCGCGGACCTTCGAGAGCTTTCGCAAACCGCCGGCATTATCCACATGGGCACGGGCAACATGGCCGAGACCATGAGGCAGATGCGCGTTCTTGCCGGCGCAGGCCGCGAGGGCTCCGTCGATATGCGCGAGCTGTCGCAATACGCAGGCCGAATTAGCTCTGGAGCTAATCAGTTTGTTTCCAAGGGCGCGGCCTTCTCGCAACTCTCGGCTGTTGTCCAGCAAGCCGCCGCAACGGGCGGAGCAACGGCCGCTCCCGAAGCGACCGAAGCGGTGACGAGGCTATCCACCGACGTCATTGAGCATCGAGCGAGGTTTGATTCCCTCGGCATCAAAACCGTGGACAAGTC